CGATAGCCCAGAGATTGAAAACGAAATGAACAACTATATATGGGCTGAGAAAAGAAGCGAAACGCCTATTGATAAATTTAACCACGCTATTGATGGAATTAGATACGCTTATGCTTGGTGGCGATTCAATGTTTTTAATGACTAAAAAGGTATTACCTATGCAAAACGTATTACCTTTGAGAGATGAAAACAGCAGTAATTTCACTAAAGGTATTACCTAACCATAAAAAGGTACTTCAAGAACGAGCAGTCGAAAACGGATTGACTCTAAGTAAATATATTATTTCGGTTTTGTTTCCAGAGCAAAAGATTAAAAAGGAGTTCACGCCTTTACCTTTACCGGAAGTGTATAAACCTTTGAAGCAAAGACTTAAAGAGGAATCTGAAAGGCGAAAAGCTCCACAACTCTCACAATCAGACGTTGAAAATATGGTTAAACGGAACAAAAAACGGAATTAAAATGATAGAGGAAAGAGAAAATGACACGACCCAAGAGGACGAAGAGTTTAATAACTTAATTCTTCAGTCACACGCCAATGAATTAATTAACAAACATTACTCAGCCCATTTTGGTCATCAAGATTTATTGCCGGAAAAGCCTAAAGAACTATTTAAGAGCTTAATGGTGAGCAGCGCAATAGTAACTACAACGGCTCAGATAGATGTTGTTCTAAGCTTCAGCAAACACCAAAGCAATTCAATGTTTGATGGGACTTTGGAATATTTAAAAGCTCTACTATACGAATTAGAATCAAGATTATAAATAATTACACAATTTAACGGAAAAACCTTATAGTAAATTATTATTCGTAAATCCTTATTTTTGTACAAAATAAAATTAAATGAGTTTCTCAACTTGGTTAAGGGGTCTTAATATTAGACCAGCGGTTACAAATCAATTCTTTTCACTAGCTGAGCCTAGTAATAACAACTCCTTGTCTGATGCGAAGGCAATGGAACAGGCGTTAATTTCTGGGGCTTGGTACTCAATCAGTCAAACAGCAGCCAAAGCGGTTGCTTCTTTACCTATTAAATTAGCAGTCGAAAACGCAAAAGGAGAGTTTGAAGAAATAACCGAAGGCGATTATTATAACTTAATCTTTTATCCTAACAAAAACCAAACACTTTCAGAGCTTTGGGAACTGCAAAGCCTTTACTATTTTATTAATGGTGAATTTTACAACTACCATCAAAGGGAATCTGTTGGTTTTGTGGATGGTGAAATACTAAGTTTGCCGCCAGAAGCAACAACCGTATTAACAAGCGAACTAGGAAAAATACTATCCACAGTAACAGGCTATGAATTTACCGACAGAGGGCAAGTACATAACATAAACCCGGAAGACATTCTTCACGTTAAAATGCCTAACCCAACGCTAGAAGGTAGAGAATCAAAGAACGGATTAAGTCCTTTACAAGCTGGGCAAAACATTTTAAACGGCTCAATTAACATCGAAACTGCTCTAGCTTGGTACTTTGAAAATAGAGGGGCTAGTATGATTCTTTCCGGTGATAGCTCTGACCCTTCAATGAGCTTAAAAAGTAGTGATAAAGCTGCCTTAGAATTGTCTTTGATGCAAAGGCTAGGCGGTGCGTTCAAAATGAATAAGTCAGTTGTAACCTCAACGCCAATTAAAGCAACTCAATTAAATGCTTCTTCTAGTGATATGCAAATGATTGACAACCAAAATCTAGTCATTGAAAGGCTTTGCGCTTTGATTGATATGCCGCCGATATTAGTAGGCGTTAACACTTCAAGCACATACAACAACGTAAAAGAAGCCAAGACGCAGATGGCAACTAACTTAACAATCCCAACTGCTGAGCGCTACATTAAAGGGTACGATAGAACACTATTAAAAGAGTTTACAGAAGCCACAGGCAAAAGGCATATAATGTATGTGGATAAAGGTGAAGTTGACGTATTACATCCAAGCAGCGAAGAAGTTCGGGACCAAAATAGAAAAGATGTTGAGGCTGGTATTATGACACCAAATGAAGCGAGAGCAAAAAGCCCATTATCGTTAGACCCAATGGATGACCCACAGGCGGAGGAACTACATTTTAAAACTCAAACACCAGTAAATGGAAACTAAAAAAAGCGAGTTGGTTTATTCTACAAGAAAGAAGCTAAACAAAAGCGACATAAAACAATTGAAACAGGTTAAGTTGAAGGCTATTAATGATAATAAAATTATAACAAAATGAATATCCAAGAGCTAATTAAAAACAAAAAAGAAGCCATTAAGTTAAAAAAGGCTGAATTAAAAAAGTGCAATGTAGTTGACTTACCTTCCATTAAAACGGTAACGACTAAAGGCGCATTACTTAAAGAGGATAATGAAGATGAGCTATTCAGAACAATTGTCGGCAATACATACGGATTCATGGATAGCCACGATGACGTACACATCAAAGGAATTTTTACGAAGTCAATCAAGGAGAACGGGCAAAATGTCTTACACTTACACGACCACGTTCACCAATTAGACGCAAAGGTTGGCACTCCATTAAAGGTATATGAAGAAGCCGTTGACTGGATGGATGTTGGGCTTGATAAGATAGGAAAGACAACTGCTTTATTAATGGATTCAAGAATTGAAAAGGCTAGAAACCCTAACATATTTGCAGATTATAAAGGCTCTCAAATAACGCAACATAGTGTTGGAATGCAATATGTCAAAATGGAGTTAGCCGTAAACGATTCAGACGAAGAAGAAGAGTTTGCTATTTGGGAAAAGTACAAAAGCGAGGTTATTAATTTAGACCTGGCAGAGGAAAAAGGATATTTTTGGGCGGTAACTGAGGCAAAACTAATAGAGATTAGTTGCGTCATTAGAGGCTCAAATGAATTAACACCAACACTAGAAGCACAAAAGAGCGAATTGGAAAACCTTGACAATGTACTAGGTGAAGAAAATTCCTTACTTTTGCGTAAAGCACTTGCAGAAAATAAGCCGTTGAATTTGACACTTGTAGATAATAAGCCGCTAGAATTAAAATCTATATTTCAAATCATGGCGGAAGCCAAAAATTAAAAAGATGAAAAAAACATTTTTAGAGTTCCTAACCGAAAAAGGAATTAACGACTTAAAAGAAGTTGCAGTTGAAAAACAAGGTGAGTTGTATACTGAATATATTTCAGAAACTATAAAATCACTTGACAGCGCAATAAAAGACAATGCTACTAAAGAAGAACTAGAAGCAATGAGAAAGGATATTAATGATGCTGCTGTAAAAAATACAGACGTTACTAATAACATCCTTAAAACTCAAGGTAAAGCAATAAAAGAAGCTTTAGACAAGTTGACTGTATCTGCTCCAGTATCTGAATTTAAGAGCATTGAAGAGCAATTAATTGAAAACAAAGACATTTTGACTAGAATGAAAGCTGGTGAAAAGAAACTTTCTTTTACAATTAAAGCCGTTGGAGATATGGGAAACCAAACTTCTCCTACAAATGTAACTGGTGATGTTCCTCAAGCTGAAAGAATATCTGGATTAAACACAATTGCAAGCAGAGAAGTTCGCTTTTTAGACGGCTTACAAGCTGGTTCAATTGCTTCTAATCTAGTGGAATGGGTTTACCAATCGGGTAAAGACGGTGCTGCTGGTGCAACTGCTGAAGGTGCTGCTAAAAACCAAATTGATTTTGATATGGTTGTGGCTTCTCAAAGAGTTGAGAAACAGTCTGCTTACATTACTATTACTGACGAAATGCTAGAGGATATTCCTTTTATGGCTTCTGAGGTGAATGGTGAATTAATGCGTGAGCTTTCTAAAGCTGTCGAAGCAAGTGCTTTTGGTGGTAACGGAACAAGCCCAAACTTGAACGGTGTAAATACTGTTGCAACTGCATGGGCTGCTGGGACTTTTGCTACTTCTGTTGCTAATCCTAATATAGTTGACGTTCTTAGAGTTGGTGTTAATCAAATAGCATTAGCTGAACAAGAAGCGCCAACTGCAATATGGATGAACCCAAGTGACGTGACTACTTTACAATTGACTAAATCAAATGCTACTCAAAACTTGTATGCAACTGAATTGGCTCTTATAGCTGGTCAATTAATGCTAGACGGTATTCAAATTTACAAAAGCACTTTGGTTACTGCTGACAATTTCTTAATGGGAGATTTTACAAAAGCTCACATGAGAACTAGAAAAGGCATGACCATTGAAGTTGGAATGATAGCGAATAACTTTATCGACAACTACAAGACTATTCTTGCAGAATGGAGAGGAGTTGTATATGTTAAGAACAACGACAGAACATCATTTGTAAAAGGTGTTTTCTCGACTTCAATTACTGCTCTTACTGCGTAATTTTAAGTAAACAATAACTATTAAAAGCCTCGATTTATTCGGGGCTTTTTTTTTGCTTTTTATTTTGTATTTTTGAAACAAATAAAGAATATGAAAATTATAGCTTTAAAAATGCCTAACGGCAAACGCCAAACCTTAGTAATAGGGAACGAATACGAGGTTACGGAAGAAATAGGAAAGATTTTAATTGACTCAAAAAGAGCCGAACTAAAAGGAACTAAAAAACAAATAAAGAAAAAAGCTAAATAATGGAAACTACAATTGTAACATTAACAGACTCATTTCAGTTAGTCGGAACGGCTGGGGCTTGGAAGGTAATCCAAGTACTAAATCAAAACGGTGCTGATATTTATATTGGCGATACTCCAACAGGTAACGGCTTCACGCTTGATAAACTTGACGGTATGACTCCAACAGGATGGGTTGACGCAAACATATACGCTAAAAGAAGGTCAACAGACTCCGATAAAGTTATTACGGTAGCAATAGCAGCTTAATGAGAAAGATAGGCGAGATTAACGGTTTAAGGGACTTGGGAGGGCATTCTTTAAGTGGAGGAAGTACGCCTTCGCCTTTCGTTGGAATTTTAGACACTTATACAAATGCCCAAGTTGCTTTTTCTTTAAGAAGATTAAGCGTAAATTATACCGGTAATTTAATTAAAGTTAGGGAATCTGTTGGAGGCTCAGAACTAGACATTGGTTATGATGCAAGTAATGTATTAGACCAAAGCGCTTTATTGGCTCATGTTGGCTCTGGTGATGGATTCGTGACAACTTGGTACGACCAAAGCGGAAACGTAAACCAAGATGCCGTTCAGCCAACCGCTTCAGCTCAATTTAAAATAGTTAATGCTGGAGTTGTTAATTTATCTAGCGGCAAACCTAGCTTATTAGTAGGTGAGAATAATACACAATTAATGAGTACTCCGCCTATTATAGAATCCTCAGAAAGAAGCCAATTTTGTGTTTTAGAAAAAAAGGGTGCTAATAGAGGCGCATACGCTGCTATTTATGTGCAAAATGCAGCCGATTATATTCAATTATATGTTCCGGGTTCTGTGTTTAATTATTATAATGGGGCAAACGTGGCGCTGACTGGGGCTAACTTTACTTTAAATACTCCACAATTAATTAATACAAATCAAGATACAAGTATTGGAAATGCTTATTTAGATGGTCAAAACATTCCTGTATCAATTGGAGGCGCTACGGGTAATATTAATGCTGAGATAATTTTAGGTGGATTTGCTGCCAACGGAATGAACGGTAATATGTCGGAATATATTAACTGGATAGGTGACAGAAGTACGGATAGGGTAGGAATTGAAAGTAATATTAACGCATTTTACACAATTTATTAATGTATTATACAGGAACTGAATCAGAATGCGAAGCCTACAATAAAAAAGTAGTTAAGGGCGAAAAATACAGCGGCTTAACTATAAATTGGGCTGATGTAACAAAGAGAAATTTAAAAGATGAATATGCTATTTTAGCAAATAGTAAATACACATCAACATTAAATTTAATTGAATCTTTGCCTAGCGATTGGTACAAAAGCAATCATATATGAAAGTTAAATTTATAAAAGACTACAATCACGAAACCCACAACAAAGTGAAAGCTATTGAGGTGGTGAAGAAGGGGACTATAATGGAACTTAGAGATGGTATTGCTAACCACTTAATAAGAGATAAAGACGTTGTAAAAGTATAATTTCATGGAGGCACTTTTAAGGCTTGTTGCTAACGCTAAAACGATAACAGTAGGCAAGACGTTTGTGCTTACCTTCTCAAATCCCGATTTAAAAAGTTTATTGGTAAAACTAAACCACGACCAATTAAGAGCGTCCCAACTCAGCAACGACACTAAGATTCCATTTAACTACTCTCAAAAGTCAATAGATGATTTTGGGAAAAGACCGGGAGCATGGACTTTATTTGACACAGGCGATTTATACGACAGCTTTAAAGTTACAGCGGTAACGGAAGAAGCGATAATTGAATTTGGAGATTTAATAAAAGAAGATGGTGGAGGTGGTGCTGACTTTGAAGAGTTATTTAACGGCAATGTATTAGGCTTAGATTCCGAAAGCAAAACTATATTTATCAAAGAGGCTTTGCCAATTATGCGAGATATTTTATTAGGTCAATTACAAAAATAAAATAAAGTACTTTTGTAAGATGCAAATTTACTCAAGCATTGAAGATTTACCTATATACAATTACTTTAAGGTAACAAGAACTGGAAGCCTTAAATATCTGATTGTAGGCAATTCTGAAGCACTTGAAAAGGATTTAATAAGCGCGTGGGAATCTATTCAAGATGAAATACTAGAAATTGACATACAGGATGATGGATTTGTAACCGAAATTAAAGAATACAAGGAACATATATTATTGAAGATAAGTAACAAATTAATGCCAACAGCACTCAACAACATACTTTACAAGGATTCCAAAACTCAATTTGAAGACGAAAAAAAAGACTCTAAACCATTTGATTTTCAAGGCTCAATTATGATAATAGCTAAATTCATGGGCTTTAGAGTAGACGCAAAAACTTTTACAACTGCTGAATATTTTGCAGCCCTTAAATTAATGAAAAATGGCAAATAAGAGAATCGAACGGAAAGATATTGTAGCTGGTGACGCTATTAGTTCAATAACTAGCGAACTCGTAGAGTTAGAATCTCAGTTAATTAAAATTACAAAAGGGTTTGAGGCTTTAATAAAGGTTAACCCATTAAAAACAGCAGAAGACTTTAGCAGTTTCAATAAAAATGCTCAGTCTGCAAATGCTACACTAAAGGCTTTAAATGCCACGCAAAAGAAGTTAACCGAATCAAGACAAGATGATGCGCTAGAACTAGCAAGTGCAAAAGTACAATTACAAGAAAGGAATAAGCAGTTAAAGGAAGAGGCAAAGGAGCAACTAGGATTAATTAGTATATATAAAAAACAAAGTGACAAATTAAGAGATTTAAAAAACGCATACAAAGACGCGACGCTGTCTGGTAAAAAAAGCCGTAAGGAGCTTGATAAAATGCGAAAGGCAGTTATTAAGCTAGATAATGAGTTAGTCGACCTAGATAATTCTGTTAACGATTCATTTAGAAATATTGGTAAATACTCTCAAGCATTAGACAAAACCAAAAAACAACTTTTAAAAGTTGCGGCTGCTGGAGCTCTTGCTGGTGGTGCTTTTCAAAGCGTTAAGGGAAGCCTAGAAGCTAGTGAAGAAGGTAGTGAAGACTTAAGGAAAGCCTCTGGCAAATTAGACGCTACCCTGAGCGTAACTAAAAACACAATCGCAACGGCTGCGCTTGAGCTTTTTGACTTTACCAAAGCCATCGTAACAGGCGAAAAAACTTGGGATAAAATGGCGGATTCTTTCACAAAAACAAATGCCGCAATTGATAACTATGGGAAGAACGTGGACAAGGCAACGGATGCGAGTGATGGCGCAGTTGAATCAACAATAAAGCTAGAGGCACTAACTCGTAAATACAGCAAAGAAGTAGCCATATTAAGCGGTAGAATTGAATCCCAAAACGCAATTGCTGGAGATACTACTAGAGGGATGGACTCAGTAGCAGCAGCGACAGAGGAAGCGTTGAGGTTAGAAATACTTAGAAGTGCGAAACTTCAAGAGATTGCACAAAAAGAATTAGACATTATTAATAATCAGATAAAAGCAAAAGGCAAAGATGCAAATGTTTTAGATTTAAAAAACCAAGCATCAGCAAAGGAAATTGAGTTAATAGGGATAAAAAACGATTCCAGAATATTTGAAATTGAACAAAACAAATTGTTATCAGAAAACGAAAGAGATAGATTTGAGAAAGGATTAGATTTTGCTTTAGATTTATTTGACACACAAAAAACATTAAACGAAAGAGGTATTGCAGACGAAAACAAAACCTTTATAGAAAGAAGCGAATTATTAAAAAGGACTAAGGTTTTAGCAAATGAAGCATTTGAAGAACAGATTAGATTAGCAGAAAAACAAACT